CAAGGACGCCAAGCTGACCTCGGCGTTCAACACCCAGGGCGACAACAGCGTCGTGCGCACCGGCATCGTCGGCCGCATCGGCACCCTGCAGGTCCTCCAGTACGCCGGCCTCCCGGCCAACGGGGAGAACTTGGTCGGTTTCGCGGCCTCGAAAGACGCGATCTGCATCGGGACCGGTTCGGTCTGGTCCGCCTCCCCGAACTCGGGCGTGGCGTCCATGGGCGGCCTGTCCGTCATGGTCGAGTCCGAGTACACGCACGGCATCCTCTACCTCACCGCGGCCATCCGCTTCGGTGCTGCCAAGGGCCGCGCGAACCTCAAGCGCGTCCTCTCCGCCTAATCGCGGGCGAGAGCCTGACACTGGGGCTCCCTTCGGGGGGCCCCTTTTTTTTGACTGATTTCCCAAGGGTAAGATGGCCACGCTCTATTCCGAGTTTCTTCCTGACGCCAAGGAGATGGTGGCCGACTTCGGCGTGCCCGGCTCGTGCAACGCGGGGGCCATCACCTTCCAGTGCCTGATCTCCGACCCGGTCATCACGCAGTCCTTCCAGGAGGGGGGCTTTGTGGACCGGACCCAGCACATGGTACGCATCCCGGCTGCAACGGCCTCCTGGAGCCTCCCAGACGGGTCTAATGGGGCATCGGCGGCCATCATCAGCGGGCAGGACCCCATCCCCTCTCTGGGGATTGGCAAGGTCATTGCCGTGGACGGGAAGAGCCTGCGCATCGTCGGCCAGACCCACAAGCGCCAGAGCGCCTGGGTGACTCTGCAGGTCATCCTGCTGAACCAGTGAACGTTGAGGTCAAGATTGAGCCTAAGAGCCTAGCTGAGTTTCAGCAGGCCCTAGCCGAGTACGCCTATGCCTGCCGGCAAAGCATGCGAGACGTGGGGCTAAAGAACGCGGCGCTAATGTGCCGCGAGTCCATGATGCTGACCCCTCCCATGGGCCGCGACGGGAACGGCCTGATGGTACAGGCCCAGCGTGCCGGCGAGCGGTCCATTAATCGGGACGTTCGCAAAATCTTCGTGGCAGCGTCATCTCGCAAGGGCATCACCCCTTTGCTAATCCTGACCGAGCGACTGGCCTACTCAACCAGGTACGGCACGCCAGCTGAGTTCCGTTCCCTGCTGCAAGGTGCCGCCAGATCTACGCTGAAGCAGGGCAGCCGTATTCTGCAGGCCATCGCCAACGACTACAACGACGAGCGTGCCTACAAAAAGGCCAAGAACTACTTTGCGCGGTCTTTCACGCGGAAGTCCGATTACCAGACCATGGGCTACGTCCGCGACTTGTTCCCCATTCACCAAGCATACCGAGACCAGCACGGGGGACGATTTACAAAGCGTGGAAAGCCTATCTCTCCGCTTACGAACTGGCGCGACAAGGAGATCGTGCAGGAGGACGCCGAGATATCGGAGTACGTGGCCAGCCGTACCCCTGCGGTAGGCAAGCTGAAGGCTGGTTGGTACAAGGTCCTGCAGATGCTTCCGAAGCCTTCTGCGCGCGAAGGTAAGACCAACTTCGGGACCGGGGGGATCCCCAACTACATCAAGCGCCACCCAGGGAACGCCGGGTATCACTTGCTTGCGGAGTCTGGTAATGAGTTCTCCCTGGTCATCGGGAACCGCATCGCAGACAAAAACAACGTGACCACGGAGGCCGACGTTAAAACCACTGTCATCGGGCTACGCGTGAAGCAGCTGCGCCTTGACCTGGAACAAAGGTTGAAGAAGGACGCCGACAAGGCATCAAAGCGTTAACCACTTATGGGCACATCCAGCATCCGCCACATCGTCGAGGGCAACCTCGTGACCATGCTTCAGGCCGAAGCCACCTTCACGGGGGTGAACATCTACCCGGGCGACAGCACGGCCGACGCGATCATGCCCAAGGTGGTGGTGGTCTGCGACTCCGCCAACACCCCCGCTGGCCTACCTGACGGCCTCGGGAATTACGACTGCCAGGTGCGGGCGGTCCTGCACGACAACGCCAACGACGTGACCCTGACGACCCACCGGGCCCGGGCGGCGGCCATGGTTGCCACCCTCTCCGACGTTACGGCCATGACGACGACCTTCTCGACCCAAGGGGACGCCCTGCTCTACGACGTGACTGTGATCTCGGAAGACCAGGGGCTGGACGAGCAGACGGGTGCATGGGCGACTGTCCTGCGGGTGTCGGTCCTCTGCGTCCTTGCGCCTTGACCGGGCCGCCAAGGGTAAGAACCACCCATGGCTGCTATCCTCAAAGGCGTTACTGTTTTGTACGGCGTGGCCGCGCAGGCCGGCATCAGCAATTTCATCTGCCAGAGCCTGAGCGTCGATAAGGCTTTTGAGCTGAACGACAAGGTGGCCGACGAGACGGGCGTGACTGTGACCCTGCGCTACGACGGCGTGGAGCGCACCGGCACTATCGAAGGTATCGCCAAGACCACGGACATGCCGGAGGTCGGCGCGGCCATCACTGTCGCCTTGAAGACGGACGTGGGCGTTTCCCAGAGCATCACGGGTTGCATCGAGTCCGTGTCCGAAAAGGGCAGCAACAAGGACTTCGTCCGGGTCAGCATCAAGTTCCGCCAGGTTGACGGCATCGCTTCCTATGTGCCTGCTTGATGGCTTTCCTCCTACGCTTAAAGCGTAGTTAGTGGACCGCCGCTTTGCCTTAGCCTTTACCGATCCAGAGGAAATCGACTTCCTCGGGTATCGGCTGCCGCCCTTCTGCCTGCGTCACCGCGTAAGGCTGCACGCCATCAACTCGCCCTTCGTCGAGGCGGCCGAGTACACAACCGGGCACATGCTTGCGGCCATCAAGACGTGCGCCGGCCTGCCCATCGACGACGTGACGGGGAAAGACAAGGCCCTGCTCTACGTATGGGCCAAGGACGAGGTGAAGCTGGCCAACGATTGCATGGCCTTCCGCACCTACATGCTGGAGTCCCACTGGCCGAAGTTCTGGGACACGGGCAAACTAGAGCAGCGCGTGAGCGGCATGCCCTGGATACTCAACCTAGTGGCCAACCTGATCAGCAACGGCGTGCCCGAGGAGCGTGCCTGGACAATGCCGGAGTGTCAGGCCATTTGGCTATCGACGACCTTCTCCGGGCTCAAGGGTGTGGAGGTCAACCTACTGACGACGGAGGACGAGGAAGCCATGGCGGCTTTTACCACTTCCCAAGGGTAGGATGAGCACGGACGTAAATTATAGCATCAAGGGCACGACAGACGTGCCCCAGCAGGTGGACAAGTCCAAGAAGGCCATGACCGACTTGGAGCGCCAGACCGCCGCCATCCAGAAGAAGTTTGGCGACTTCGGCAAAGACCTCTTCATGAGTTTCTTTGCGCCGATGGTGCTCATCCATCAGGCTGTTAATTTCATCTCTGGCGCCATCGCCAAGGCCCGGCAGGACGCCAAGGACGCGGTGGACTTCGCCGCCGGCATCAAGGTCGAGGAGCTCAAGGCCTCGCCTGTGGACCCGACGACGCGGTACATGGCCCAGAAGCTGCAGGTGGACCTGCGCACGGAGAAGGAGAAAGAGCAGGCCGCCACCGCTCGCGAGACTGTCACCGAGGAGTTCCTGAAGCGCGACCCCCGTGGCCGTCAGTACTTCTTCAAGGAGGCCGCTACCGGGGACGAAGGTCCTGGCATGAGCGAGGCGGCGTTGGCCAAGTTCAAGTACGTGCAGGACGCCGTCGCCAAGATCGTGGAGGCCGACATGAAGAAGGCGCTGAAAGAGGAGCAGGACAAGGCCGCCGCCGACAAGGCCGAAGCTGAGAAGAAAAAGGCCGCCGCCACTGTCGGGGTCTTCGCCGGCGACAACTCCGTCTTTGGCGTGGGCAACTCGCCCCACATGACCATGCTGAACCACCAGATCGAGCTGCAGAAGACGGCCAACGAATACCTGGCGGTGATCGCGGCGGCCGCCGGCTCGCCCGGAGACTTCACCAAGGACCAGACGGGGGGCATGGCTTCCCAGGTCAATTACAAGGACTACACCAAGACCGCTTAACACATGGCCCCTATTAACAAAGGCAACACCCTACTCACCGAGGTCCTGCAGCCTGGGTACACTGTCCGCAACGACGGGTACGGCCTATGGACTGGCCGATGCGTCTTCAAGGCCGACAAGACGATGACGGGCGCCGCGCTCCCCGTGGCCCGTGGTGACGCGCACCCCGATGCGACGTACTCGGCCTTCATGTTCGCCGACAAGATTGAAGTCCTGCACGGCCCCAACAACATCATCACCATCAGCGTGGACTACGTGGGCATCAGCCTGGACGGGTACTCGGCCGGCACGACCACGGACTGCAACGTAAGCGGGGCGGTCAGCACGACTTCGGAGCCTATCGAGACCCACCCCAACTTCTTCCAGGCGGTGGTCGGCACTGAGGAAATCGCCGGCGTGGGCACGGGCACAGTCACGGCGCCGATCTACGAGGCTAGCACCTTCAAGGCCAAGAACAGCGACTCTGGGACGCTCTACAAGGGAGCCAACGGGGCGCACTTCACCCAGCGGACGGGTGGCCAGTTCGTCGGCTTCCTCGACCCGGCCTTCCCCCTGTACTACGGCCGCAAGTCCTACCTTGCCCCGCAGACGGGCTTCTCCGGCATCATCTACACCAACGACGCGGCCATCGTCGAGGACATGCGCGAGGCCGTGGGCCGCTCTTCGTCCACGCTAGACTGGGCCACCAACCTGCCTCAGCTTCTCCCCACCTACCTTGGCAGCACCTGGTTGAGCGTGCCCATCCCTCCGGCGACTACGGGTCAGAACCAGCTCCTGCTGGCCAGCGTGAACTTCGAGGACTTCGGCTTGGATACGTACAAAATCAACTACACCATCCGCTACTCGGCCGAGGGTTGGGTTGAGGCGGTCAATCCTGCTCTCTGATGCAACCCGGCAGCGGCTACAGCATCGTAAGCGGGCAGGCCGGAACCTCCCTGACCATCGACGACCCGCAGCTGGCCGGCGACCCGGAGCAGTTCCGCGTGACCATCATGCCGACGGGCTAC